AGGTTCTACTTCGTAGACTCAAACGCGACAACCGGGATGGTTGGTCTCGGAGTCGCCGATAGCATCGCAACGCTCAATGCAAACGACCAGATCCCCGGACACACCTACTCGGCGTTTGATTGGGCTTCGATTACGATCGACCTAGAGCAAACAAATGTCCTCACTTGCATCAAGGACACCGGAGGCGGTGCCACGCCGGGCCAAGGCGGAGTTCCGGGTCCAACCGATCTCGGGGGTTCCTATCCGATCTCCTCCTACGTTGACACATGGATTCGCCTTGGCATCCATGTGAAATACAACGCGGGCAATTCTAATTGGGATATTGCGTTCTACATCAACGGCTCCAGCGTTGGAACTGGTTCGATGACGTTTGCAAGTTGCATCGTCCCATTTGTCGGAGGAGGCACCGGAACGCACACCGGAAACTGCAACCAGAACATCGACTGGATCTCGTATCAAGGAAAGATTGGTTCGCAGATCTCAGGCCGTACCACCCTCATCGACATCGACGATGTCTAACCCCAAAGGAACCGACTCATGTCAAGCGTCTCTGAATACGCCCGCATCGCATCCAACATGGCGAGCATCGCCCAGATCCTCGGCGGACTCGCCGAGAAGTTCGCGACCGTCGAAGCACGCAACGCAGTCGACGACGCCATGATCGACGCGCTCGTCGCGGCATCGACCGAACTCACTGCGTCGGCGACCGCTCTGAAGTCCATCACCTACGAGGCTCCATGATGATCCCGGTGCTACTCGCGACGGTCATCGGCGTGCAGGACGCCGAGCCGTGCAGCCCTCGCTTGACTCCGATGACGACGACTCGCCTTCCTGTCTTCGGGCCGGACGGCGAAGTCACCAGCATGTTGCAGATCGTTTCGGAAGCAAGTACCGACACCCGCGAACTTGTCGTGTACTACCTCACGCCGTCCGACACGGACGTGCCCGGACCGTTCACGATGGACGGTGATGCGCAAGTCACCAACAGGTCGAACTCGACGCGAAACGTGAAGTACCGGCAGAGCGTGCGAATTGGTCAGGACATGGTCCCGATCTTCGAACTGGGGTCCGACCTCTGTTGGGACGAAGAGAAGTGCCGGATCGTTCGTGATTACGTTTTCGAAGTCGGTGGCAACGCGACACTGACCGAAAGCATCAACTGGGAAGTCATCCTTCGGTACAAGGACATGATCGCAGACATCAACGCAGACGGTTGGGTTGATGCAGAAGATCAAGGCGTGCTGATGAGCGACTGGGGAACGAGCGAACCTCGATCGGATCTCAACTTCGACGGAACTGTCAACGGCACCGACCTCGGCATCCTGTTCAGCCAGTGGTCCGAGTCGTCTGATGACGAAGAGATCTGAACCCGTCGCATGGGACAAGGCGTTGATCCTTGCAAGGTGGCGACTGCACCATGTGCATCAAGTGCCTTCGCAAGAGATCGACGACTTCCTGAGCGACGCGGTGGTTCTTGCCTTCGAGCAGTCGATCGAGGACTCCCCCGGACTCGCGAATTGGTTGGCACTCGTCGCCTTCCGTCGCTTCATTGATCACCGTCGAAAACTGTCCACTCGAAAGACCCGCCAGTTCCCCGTGTCGGACTTCGGTGAAAGTGTTCCGGTTGAGATTGACACGCCCTCGGAAGACTTGCAACCTGACCAAATCGCAGAGCGAAAAGAACGCACCAACTTCGACCGCGAGAAAGTTCGAGAACTGCTAGGATCAGTGACACCGAAACAAGAAGACGCCTTGCAGTTGCTCGTCCGTTTGCCTCAGCGACAATTCATCTCGGTCGCCATTGGAAGGTCGAAACAAGCCGCATGGCAAAGAGTTCTCTCCGCACGAGCAGTCTGGGCGGAACTCTACGGAGATCCTTGAGTTGGGCCGGTTTGGTCACTGGTCCGAACACAACAACCCCCCGGCCAAGGCTGGGGGGTTGTTGCAGGAGAAAGAGATGAACCTTTAGTCTATCGCTTGATCGAGAGCCTGTCGCGTTGGACGATCGCGACCTTGGGAATCGTGATCACGTAATCAAGCGTTCGGAGTTCGGGTTTCCACGCTCCGGCGATGCTGACCGCGTTCTCGCACTCTTTGACCAAATGACCGACCTGCACAATCGTCTGCACTTCAGGCACGCCGTCCAGTTCGACTTCCGCGTTCACGCCCGGCTCGCAAGAGTCCACCCACACGATCCGTTCGAGCGGATACTTCGTTTCGTCTTCGATTGGTATGCGTCGGCGTCGTTTGGTCATGCCATCCTCACCAGTTGAGCGTCGAACTCTCGGCTTGTGTATCGCGAAGGTCGCTTCGTACTGCACTCGATCACGCCGATCGAACTGCCCCACAGACTCGTGTCCTTGCGGACCATGTACCCCGGCTTCAACGGGCCGCACGTGCCGACGTTCATGTACCACCAAGGCAACGGGGACTTCTTCGTGCGGAACATCTGCGTCGCTTCGAGTGGGCGATGCGTGTGACCGCGGACAGCAAGACGCCAAGCGTGACCGCCCGTCGCATACATCATCTGCAAGCCCTCGATCTCGTCCGATGACAAGCCGCAGTCGAACCCGTGGTAGAAGACGCACGGACCAATCTGGAACGTGCCGCGTTTCGACTTCTCGTAGTCCACCCAACACCATCGGCGGAACTCTTCCCCGAACTCCGGGTGCGATTGGAAGTGAACCAACGACCGAAGCGATGCAGGAATCCGGCGAGGGTCTCTCGCTTCAAGGTTCGCGTCGTGGTTGCCTTTGTTGATCCAACGCTTGCACTCCGGGCCGACGACCTCACGAACACGAGACAGGAATCTCGCAGCGTGTTCGTACTCGTCTTCAAGCGTGTGGTCGGCCTCGGCACTCGATGCGTGGACGCTCGCAGCCTCGGCGTCGAACACGTCACCGAGATGCCCGAAGTGCGTGGGCTTGATCTCGGACAGTTGGTCAAGCAACCACCGCTCGGTCTCCGGGGGAGTGAACGGCGAATGTGTGCAAGAGATGACCGCGATTCTCGCTCTGTTTGTCATGGAGCCCCCGACGAAGAACTCGCTTCGCCAATCACATCATCGCACGACTCTGAACGAGCGTGGTACGATCGTGACACGATGATCCGTTGCCGACTGAAAACTTCAGACGATTCAAGACCGGCGGCACCGCGCGCTGTTCGGGGGTCGGCGGCGGCTCTCACGCGAACCTCTGCGGCGGACTCGGGCTCCCGGCGGCGACGTTCGAGGCGGGGGCTGGCCGCTGGGCGGCAGGCTGGCCCTGCCGGGGGGACGCCACTCGATTCCCGTCGTCGGGGCCTGACCCTTGACAGGTTGCTCAAGCCACAGGACGCCGTCCTGAGCGGTTGCGGCTCTGATGAGGTGTCTGGAGGGGGTCCGGGGCTGCTCGCGGCTCTGGGGGCTCTCCGGGACGAACCGCGGTTCGAGGAATCGCACCAACCCACCACCACCACCTGAACAGGGACTGACCAAATGGCGAAGCGACCCGGACTGTACGCAAACATCAACGCGAAGCGAAAGCGAATCGCGGCGGGCTCTGGTGAGAAGATGAGGAAGGCGGGCTCGAAGGGGGCACCGACCGCGGCATCGTTCAAGGCGTCCGCCAAAACCGCCAAGAAGCGACCGACCAAGAAGAAGGGGTCTCGATGACGATCGAACGCAGTGGTGAAAAGTTCTCGGGCTTCAACAAGCCGAAGCGGACCCCGAACCACCCCAAGAAGTCGCACGCGGTGCTGGCGAAGGAGGGTGAGAAGGTCAAGTTGATCCGATTTGGTCAACAGGGCGTCTCGGGCTCCCCGGCCAAGAAGGGCGAGTCGAAGGGGGCGGCGGCACGTCGCTCGTCGTTCAAGGCGAGGCACGCCAAGAACATCGCCAAGGGCAAGATGTCCGCGGCGTACTGGGCCAACAAGACCAAATGGTGAGGTGACCAAATGGCGGACGAGTACCGCAAGACGGACCATCTCAAGCCGTGGCAGTGGAAGCCGGGGCAGTCGGGGAACCCCAACGGGCGGCCTCCGTGGAAGACGATGCGGGAGCGGCTCAAGCGGCTCGTCGAATCGCCGACCACGGACTTTCCGTTCGCGGTCGAGGTTGCCCGTGGGCTGGGGCTCAAGGCTGAGGAGATCGGCGGGCTGGATCTGGGCGACATCATGCTGCTCTCGGGCTTCGTGGCGGCGTTTGACGGCAAGGGGCCGCAGTTCGCAGAGATCATGCAGCGACTCGACGGCCGCGTGACCGGGCAGTTCAACGACGAGCCGGTGGATCCGGATGAGGCTGCCGCGATGACGATCGAGGACCATCGTCTCGCTGCGGTCTCGCTCTACCGGGGGGTCATCGCCGACCTGAACTCGACCGCCCGCGAGAAGATGCAGGCACAGGACGCTCTGAACAAGTTGCTCGGGCTCGTGACCGAGGACCAGAGCAACGGAACCCCCGAGGAGATCGCCGCCCGCGTCCGGGAGTTCCTCCGCGAAACCATGATCGAGGGCCCCGATGGCAACCAAGACGACCGGACTGGCGACGTGGAAGGCTCTCCGCCCGCATGACCTCCAAATCGAATACCTGAACTGCCCCTCCCGCTTCGTGGTCGTCCCGGCGGGGCGGCGGTCGGGGAAGACCGAGTGCGCCAAGCGGCGGATGATCCGGAAGGCCCTGAATTCGTGCCACGCGGAGGACGCTTGGTTCATCATGGGGGCACCGACCCACTCGCAGGCCAAGCGAATCTTCTGGCGTGACCTCAAGTCGATGATCCCCAAGCAGTTGCTCGCGGCTCCACCGAGCGAGGGCACGCTGACGATCACGTTGGTCAACGGGGCGGAGATCACGGTCGTCGGGCTCGATGCACCGGAGCGGATCGAGGGTCGGTCGATCGACGGGGCGGTTCTGGACGAGTACGCGAACATGAAGGGCCACGTCTGGGGCGACCACCTCCGTCCGGCCCTCTCCGACCGTCTGGGCTGGTGCGACTTCATCGGGGTGCCCGAGGGGCGGAACCACTACTACGACCTGTACAAGGCGGCACAGGCGGACGACAGCGGTGACTGGGCGACGTTCACGTGGACCTCCGAAGAGATCCTCGACAAGAAGGAGATCGAGTCGGCCCGTCGCGACCTCGACGAGTTGACCTTCAATCAGGAATATCGGGCCTCGTTCGTCACGTTCACCGGGCGAGCGTATTACACGTTCGACGAGGCGAGTCATTTGGTCAGTTGCGACTACGACCCCGGCCGCCCGCTGATCTTCTGCTTCGACTTCAACGTGTCGCCCGGCGTGGCGGTGGTGGTTCAGGAGAAGGTGCCGGACGCACGCAGCGGCGAGGGGATCTCGCAGGTGATCGGCGAGGTGTACATCCCGAACAACTCGAACACGCCCGCGGTGTGCCGCAAGTTGATCGAGGACTGGGGCAGCCACCCCACCGACATCCTTTGCTACGGGGACGCGACCGGCGGGGCGAGATCGACGTCGGCGGTGGCGGGCTCGGACTGGGATCTGATCAAGGCCGAACTCCGCCCGGTGTTCGGGTCGAGGGTGAAGTTCCGCGTTGACCGAGCGAACCCCCGCGAGCGTGCAAGGGTGAACGCGATGAACGCACGGCTCAAGACGGCGGACGGCACGATCCACATGCTGCTCGATCCGAACAAGGCCCCCAACGTGGTGAAGGACTTGGAAGGCGTTCGTGTGCTTGACGGTGGTGCGGGTGAGATCGACAAGAAAAGCGATCCGAAACTCACCCACCTCTCGGATGCTCTGGGATACTACGTGGTGAAGAAGCATCCCGTTGCGGGGGCTCGCCCGATCACACGGACGACGAGCGTTCTTGGATGACCGATGACGAAGGAAGATCTCAACTTGATCGAGATGACGGTCTTCCTCAAGTGCGGGGAGGGCATCACGATCATCAACTACGAGGGCGATATACGGGATTCCGCCGAGATGCTTCTGTCCGCGGACAGCGAGTACGATGGGGGGGACTTCGCGGTTGAGATCCGTGGGATCCGGTTGTTCCCTGATCCTGCACCGATCACGTTATTGGTTCAGCCGTGGAACGTCGCGGCGGTGACGCTCGTCGAAGTGACGGGCTCCGCAATCAAGTCTCTGGCGTCTCGGTTGACCGGCGACGACTGGGACGAGGACGACAGCGAAGGGAGTGACTCATGAAGGCATCATGGAAGACGACGGTTCTCGGGGTTGCGGGGTTGGTCGCAGCGGCGGCTCTCGCAGTGAAGGCGATCTTCAGCGGCGACGCTGATGCGTCCACGGTCAACGGTCTCTGGGAGGCCCTGATCGTGGTGTTCCCGTCGCTCGCGGCGATCTTCGCCCGCGACAACGACGTGACTTCTGAGCAGGCCACCGGCGAATGACCAAATCAGACGACACCGGCCGCTGCTCGCCCAAGGGCGGGGGCGTGTCGGTGTCGTTGGAGTTTTCAGCATGGTCGGATTCTTGGCTGCCCTCGGCGAGTTTCTCGGTCGCCTGCTGCGGGAGATCCTGCCGGGGCTTCTGAGACAGGGGCGTCGGCATCGGCGAACGAGGGCTCTGGGCACCGATGAGGAGTTGCAGCATGACATTGACCAGAGCATCGAGGACCAAGTGCGTCGGTCTGCTGCTGATGACTCTGGCAGCGGGGTGTGACGGGTTCAAGCCTGACCAGATCGTTCGGCACCCTGACGCTCCGATGCTGGTGACCGAGACCGAAGACGGGTGGATGCGGGTTTCGGCGTACGACCCCGTCGAGGAGGAGTTGGTCGATGTCGGCTGGATCAAGGCTGACCAAGTGGTTGGGTGGACGATCTCGAAGTTCAACTGGGCAGGTTTTCAGGCAAGGATCCCCGAATGAGTGCATACACAGGCGTACAGAAAAACTTCGCTCTCCGGTATATGAGCGACCGCCACTCGACGAAGACTGAGGACAAGGTCCACGTCACTTCCGTCGAGTACGACCACATGGCCGCCAACTGGCCGCTGCTCGAAGACTTGCTCGCGGGCACGGACGCGATGCGGGCGGCGGGGAACATTTGGTTGCCCAAGGAGCCCCGCGAGTCGTCGATCGCGTACGACAATCGACTGCACCGTTCGTTCCTGTTCAACGGGTTCGCGGACACGATCGAGAAGTTGGTCTCGAAGCCGTTCTCGCAGCCGGTGACGGTTCAGGGTGAGGTTCCCGAGCCGCTCGACCTGATCGAGAAGGACGTCGATATGAGCGGTCGCGACCTGACGCAGATCGGCCGCGACCTGTTCCGATCGTTGTGCGTTTACGGCGTCGGCCACATCCTGATCGACTTCCCGAAGACCGACGGGATCGAGTCGCTGGCGGACGAGCGTGCGAGGCAGATCCGGCCGACGATGATGCACGTGTCGCCGACGGCGTTGATCGGCTGGCGGAGCGAAAAGCAGGCCAACGGCCGCGACCGCCTGACGCAGATCCGAATCAAGCAGACGCAAGTCGAGCCGAAGGGCAACTTCATCGACCACGAAGTCGAGTATGTCCGGGTGATCACGCCGGACACGTTCGAGGTGTGGCGGAAGGAGTTCGACGAGGACGAGTTCACGCTGGCGGACAGCGGAACCCATTCCTTCGGCGAGATCCCGTTGGTGACGTGCTACGCCCACCGCACCGGGCTCCTGACGGCGAAGCCTCCGATGCTCGATCTCGCCCACCTGAACCTCGCCCACTGGCAGTCGATGAGCGACCAGCGGAACGTCCTGCGGTTCGCTCGGGTCGGCATCCTGTTCGCTTCAGGGTTCACTGACGAGGAGATCGAGGACGGGTTGACGATCGGCCCGAATCAGTTGGTCCACTCCAACAACCCCGACGCTCGAATGCAGTACGTCGAACACAACGGGAGGGCGATCGAGTCGGGGCAGAAGGATCTCGATGCACTTGAACGCCGAATGGAGGCCCTCGGGCTTCAGCCGTTCATGCAGAAGACCGGGGGTCAGACGGCGACCGCTCGTGCGATGGACGAGTCGCGAGTCGATAGTGCGGTGCAGTCGTGGATTCGATCGGTCGAGAACACCCTGCGGGATGCGTACCTGCACGCCGCGGAGTGGATGAATGTGCCGTTGCCCGATGACTTCGGGATCGACATCAACAACGACTTCGGCGTGTCTCTCCGTGCGTCCGATGACGTGAAGGCCCTGCTCCAGATGCGGGTGTCTAACCAAATCACTGCCGAGACGTTCTTGCGTGAGTGCAAGCGTCGGGGCCTGCTCTCCGAGACGATCGACATCGAGGCCGAACTCGAAGAGTTGGCGGCGGCTGATTTGGTCATTGCTTCGCAGATGGCTCCGCCTGATGGCGACGCTGACGACGATGACGATGAGATCGAGGACGATACTTTCACGAATGAGGACGAAGATGAATGAGCCAACGACAGCGATTCTTCAGCGTTCAAGACTTCGCGTCGCTCTCCCCTCTGGTGCGTTGTGCCGAAGGGGTCTGGGACGAACTCAAGTTGGTCGATCTCCACTGGATGCAGTACGCAGCGGATCACGAGAAGCATCTGACGGGTGAGTGGCTGACGGCGATGGTCTATCGCCGCGACAGTATCTTCGTGCGTCGAAAGACAAAGCCGCGTCCGAAATTGACCAACGCCGAGCAGCGGAAGGCCGTGGCGGCGATTCGCAGGCTGCCGAAGCAGATCCCCGGATTGACTCGTTGGTTCGATTCCTTCAAGGCGATCAACTTCGTGGGTGTCTCGAAGATGCCTCCCGGATCCATGCTGGCCCCGCACCGCCACTTCAACCCGGACTCGCTGGTGATGCACGTGGCTCTTGATGTTCCGCCCGAGGGGTCGGGTATCATGGTCGAGGACGAGACGTTCATTTGGTCAAAGACGGGGCAGTGCGTGATATTCGACGACTCCCTGCATCATTCCGCGTGGAATCACGGCGACGGTGAGCGGACAATCCTGCACGTTGACTTCGAAAGAAAGGTTGGTTGAAATGCCGAAGGTCGGAAACAGAAAGTTCTCGTACACCGCAAAGGGCAAGGCCGCAGCGAAGAAGGCCGCGACCAAGAAGGCCGCAGGCATGAAGGGCAAGCGTGGCAAGAGGTGAACTCATTTTCTGGCGATCGCACGCTTGGGATCATCCTGACCAGAAGGCTTTGATCCAAATTCTTTCGACCGCGTGCAGCCGGATGTCTTGGAGTTTCCTCGCCCTTGATCGGATGCCGATTCCGCACGTCAAGGTGTTTCGTTGTGCGCAGAACATGGTCTTGTGGAACGGCACCACGCCGGACGCGAGGTATATCCTGAACTTGCGTCGCCGCTTGGGTCTCGCGACGTTGACGGTCGAGCAGGGTTGGATGCCGCAGCGTGACCACTTCGGTTTCGATCACAACGGGATCGCTGGCGACTCGTCGTTGTGCGTTGACAGTCTCGACTGGGTCGGGGAACCGGAGTACCGGGCACTCGACGAACTCCGCGACGAGTATTGGCCCGAGGACTGGAACCCGCCTCGTCGTCGTCGTCATCAGCAGAACGGCAAGATTCTCGTACTTGGTCAACTGATGCGTGACTCGCAGATCGTGGCGTCTTCCGATCACCAAACGGTCGAGGACGTTTTGCTCGACGCCGAAGCACAGTTCGGGGTTGACCAAATCTCGTTTCGCCCGCATCCGTTCGACAAGGAGCGGGACGATTGGCGAAGGTTGTGCGAGGCTCGCGGTGTCGAGTTCAATGACCCGGACGACTCGACTCTGATCGAGCAGATCATGACTTGTCGCGGCACGTTCGCGATCAACTCGACGGGGCTGTACGAGACGGCGATGATGGGTCTGCCTGCACAGGCGATCGGTGACTGCCCGCTGGCAAGCCACTCCGGGAGCGAGGACGAAGTCGAGCGGCTGTTGGCCGCGATGGCTTCGCGGCAGTTCCGCAAGGACTGCGAGGACGTGATTCCGGTCTTGGAGCGGATGAACGAGTTCGAAATCTCAGGGGGAGGTTGACCAAATGCCGCCGACGGTTCAGCGTGCGATCCCGAACGTCGATACCTCGATGGCCCTGCGAAGGGTCAACGGTCACCTGTTCAACCGTGGGGTCCGGCACGCGATGCTTCTGGAAAGCCTCAAGCAGACCGAGGTCAACGCCGTCGCTCGTTACCTCAACAACGAGGTGATCCCTGACGTCCAGAAGACGCTCCGCAGGCGTCTGGGCCGAGCGAGGCGTCTGGGCGGCGACCGTGGGCCGTGGACCACGCAATACTACCGGGACATGATGGACGAGACGCTCGGGGCGGTTCGCGGCGGGATGAAGTTCACGTCGAAGCGGATCACCGAGCAACTGACCAAAATCGGATACGCGGAAGCCGAGTTCGCGGGCGATTCGTTGCGGGACGCTCTGCCGTTCAACTATGACGCTCGGCTGCCGAACCTTCAGACGGTGCGAGCGGTGGTCCGGAACACGCCGGTCGAGGGCAAACTGATCCCCCGCTGGTACAAGGAACTCGGCGAATCGACGCAAGCGGAGATCTCGCGTCAAGTGAACCTCGGGCTGACGACCGGCGAACCGACGCAGAAGATCATCCGTCGCATCACCGGCACCAAGCGATCCGGGTACACGGACGGCGTCTTCGGCACGACGAAGCGGAACGCGGAGACACTGGTGCGTACTCAGGTGACGCACGTGTCAAACAAGGCTCGGGAACTGACATACGAAGAGAACACCGACGTCATCAAGGGCGTGCAGTACGTCGCGACGCTCGACGCCCGGACGACGGACATTTGTGCGGGTCTCGACGGGCAGGTCTTCAAGCCGACCGAGGGTCCGCGTCCGCCGCTGCACATGAACTGCCGCTCGACCACGGTGCCGATCACCAAGTCGTGGGACGAACTCGGCAAGGAGTTCAAGACGGACGCCTTCGCGAAGTTGAAGAGCCCGGCGACCGAGAATCAGTTGCGTGCGTCGATGAACGGTGCGGTGCCTGCGAAAGCCACATACAACTCGTGGCTCAAGACGCAGACGCCGGACTTCCAGAACTCGGTGCTGGGTCGTCGTCGTGCGCAGGTGTTCCGGAACGATCGTCTGCACCTGTCTCGGTTCGTGAACTACGGCACGTTCCCGCCGAAGTCGTTGTCGCTCGACGACCTGATCGCGTTCGAGAAGGCGGTGGTTGCAGGCACGAAGTCCGGCGGCGTTGGTGGCATCGCTGGCCGTCTCAGCACGCGGGGCAAGAAGAAGGTCGTCCGCAAGAAGACGAAGAAGAAGGTCACGAAGAAGGTCACGAAGAAGGTGACGGAGAAGCCGACGCCGCCTGCACCCGCACCGCAGACTTCAAGCAAGCCGACGTCGGAGATGACGGGCGCAGAGTTGCGGGCGGAAGTGGAGCGACGACACGGGGCGAAACTTGCAGAGTTGGAAACGGCCAGAAAGCGGCATGATGAACTTTGGACGAAATACCAAGCCAACAGAAGCCGCGAGTTCGAGTTGACCGACCTGTACATGGACAGCGATGCGGCGATGAATCATCCACTTCGCAAAGAGTGGGAGGATCTTGTCGAGGCTAAGAAAAAGTTCTTCCGCGAGAACGCCGACGATGGCATCCGCCTCCGTCCGGAGGCAATCGCACGAAACAAAGAAATGCAGGAGGCTCAGGAAGCGGCATTTTCGAGGTGGATGGAGGAAGTGGTCCACCCCGGCTGGAAAAACGCAACGGAAGAGGGCCGAAGAATCGGTGCAATCGTTGACGAATTGAACGTGGTACGGGCACGAAGAGACGCACTCACATCGCAACTCAGGGACGATATCCACGAGATGTTGTTCTTGGACAAAGCCAGCCGCGGCTCTGACTTGACCCTCGCAGGCGTTCGCTTCAAAGCGGACGAGGCGTACGACATGAAGGGGCAATGGATGAAGGCGAAGGAGTGGTTGCAGAAGGTGGTTCACCGTGACACGGCAGACGATGCTTGTCGGGCCGCGAGGGCGAAACGGTTGAAGACGCACCAGCGTGCAAGTTGCAGCCTCGATGGCACGTTGAACATGGCACCGGCTGACGGTGCGAAAACTTGGGTCCATGAGTTCGTTCATCGCATCGAAGACTTCAGCGAGGCGCATCTCGCGTCTTCTCGTGCGTTCTTGAACCGTCGCATCCGTGCAGCACGTGCAAGGGGAGAGTCACAAGAGACCCTTCGGAAACTCACGGGAAACAGTGGGTACGACAAGACAGAGGTCGCATGGAAGGATGAATTTTTCAATCCGTATTGCGGCAAGGTTTACGAACTCAGAAACAAGAGGGTCGGGACGAAAGTGTTTCCCGGTAAGGACCACAAGCCGATCGGCAGAGACCCCAAGTTTGGGGACACCGTCGTGACCGGGGAGCGGTATGTCTACGGGAACGAGGTCGCGACCATGTCGATCGAGCAGATGTACCACGATCCGATGCTACTCTTGTCCGCCGACCGCGAGATGTTCGAGTTCTCTGTTGACTTTTTGCGTTCCCGAGGTACGTTTTTCAGTCGCAAGTACACCGATGACGTTTTGAGAAGTCCGGCGATTGAAGGAAGGCTGTTGGATTGACATGCTGAAGATAGAGTTCAAACAAGGATCCGGTCCGACCGTCAAGGTCGAAGTGGGCGACGAATACGAAGTCACTGACGAGGTTGGGTCGCGATACCGCGATCAAGTTGAAGAAATCGTTCAGGAGATTTTTTCTCGGCGTCATCACGGCGGCGCGCCTTCGTTGTTCCCCTTGATTTGGTCATCAATCAAGGCGACGTTTCCGAATGTGAAACTGGTATCGCTGGATCCGCCGCCTCCCGAGCCTGATTCCGAGATCCCTTTGGTGTATTGACCCCCCTGCGGCTTTGGGCCGTCATAGGGCCCCCCTTCTCGGCCACGGGAGGGGGGGTTTTCTTTTTTTTCAGGAATATCGACCAAGTGGGTTGACAAGTCAGTCAATCTAGCCGATACTTCATTCATCAAAGCAACGAGCCACGCGGCTCACAACCTCAAGGAACCGACCAATGAACAACGCAACCAACAACAACAACAACAACAACAACGCCCTCATGAACGAAATCGCTGAAGGCAACAACGTCCCGAACGGCTTCTTGAACGCCGCGCAGCGAAAGGAAATCATCGACTGGATCATCGAGACCGAGGAAGAGACCAGCCTGATGGACGGCTACACGACCGTCGAAGAGATCGCAGAACTCCGCAAGTCGATGGAGTCGATGCCGAACCCGGAACTTCGCGAAGAGATGAAGGCGTTGGCCGAGCCAATGCTCAACCGACTCGTCCGCAAGGCGGCGAACCGCTGAACTTCTCCCCTGCAACGGGGCCCCTTCGGGGGCCCCACAACTCAAGGAACCCGACCATGACCTACCGCAACCACAACATGAAGACCAGCACGTACGGGTGCATCGAGACCAACGGGCTGAACGGCGGCCGCAACGTCGAGGAACGGGGCCCGCAGCCCGGCCAGCCCTCGAAGGACTCCGTGCAGTGGCACGAGGACGGACGCCCCGCGTGGGCACAGCCCGCCTTCAAGCGGTTCATCCGCGTGCGGCTGATCTCCGACCCCGGTTTTCCGTTCTGGGATGTCTCGTATGCCTTCGGCGAGTGGATCGACGGGTCAATCACCCGCATCCACGACATCCCCGGCGAGGGGGCGTGCAGCCAACTCGGGAAGCGGACGTGGAAGACCTCCGCGGTCCGGGAGGCGAAGCGGTGGAACGTGTTCCTCAAGTCGAAGGGCTTCTTCGACTCGATCTCGACCTTGTGTTGAGGCTTTGATGCTCTGGGGCCCCCTTCGGGGGGGCTCCGGAGTTTTTTTCGGATTCTTTTGGTCGGTGGCTTGACAAGCCAGTCAATCGGTGCCATACTTCACACATCAAAGCAACGGGCACCAGCCCACAACTCAAGGAACCGACCCATGACCAACGCAACCACCACCACCAAGTCCGACCGAATCAAGGCTCAGATCCGGGCCGAGATGCTCGTGGATTACAAGGGCCGACCGCTCACGGGCGACGCCCTCGACTTCTACAACCGGATGCTCGACTTCATGCTTGACGGCGTGGTCATCACCGTGGACACCGTCAACGAGCGAATCACGATCAAGGCTTCGGAATCGAAGGAACGGCTCATCGTGCAGCGAAGCGACCGCCACGACAACCAGTTCATGGCTGCATGGTGGTCAGATCGTCCCGAACTCGCGCAGACTCGCAACTTCCGCGGGATGCCTGACGCCACCGCCCGCGGGGCCATGATGGGCTACTTCAAAGCCGAACTTTGCGATGCCGCAGCGGAACGTGCCGAATCAATGGCAGGCTGACCAACGACCGGGGCCCCTTCGGGGGCCCCTCAACTCAAGGACCAAGACCATGACCTTCAGACCCACGAAAAAGCAACTCGCCGCCGCCGCCGAACGAGGCATCCCCACCCCCGCCGAGATCAAGGCGAAGATCTCCAGCGACGATCGCTGGGCCACGAGGGCACTGCTCTCGATCTACGAGAACCAGACCAGCGAAGAGCAGAGCAGCCAGACGACGATCGAGGACAATGGCATCGGTTTCAACGGGACCGACGCCGAATTCCTCAGCAGCATCGCACAGGGTGTTCTGCGGTACGGCCAGCCGACACCCCGCCAGATGCCGCACGTGCGGAAGAAGATGCCGAAGTACGCGAACCAGTTGTTCGCGATTGCGATGGGAGCAGCATGACGCAGTCGAAGCGATTCGTGACGATCAAGGCCGGGCACCGCGTGGTGCCCGGCCGCTACGAAGTGGTCAAGAACCTCGGGGTCTCGCGCTCGGGCACTCGCGAACTTGTGGTGCGATTGCCGGGGCCGCACTACGCCGAGGCGTCGATCTCGGTGGATCCGAACCACCCGCTCGAACATTCGGTTCAGTAGCCGAAAACATCCGAGCAGTCGGACATTTGGTCAGATTCCGCGGTATCATTTAGGCGTACCACGTTCTCGCCTCCTGCACAGGGGGGCGGATTCTCTTTCGACGTCGGCTTTCGTGCCGGAAGACCGACCAAATCCGCACACTCGCGAGATGCGAGTGATCCCGAGATGGGAAGGATGCTTATGCCACTGCCACCGTTCTACGAATCCTCTGACCAAGTCCCTGAAAGCCTCTCCGAGTTCTACGTGGAACAGTCCGATGGACGAGTCCGCCTTGACGTCGAAACCGGGAACGGCTGGGAACTTTCCGACACCAGCGCACTCAAGAGCGCGCTGTCGAAGGAACGCGCCGCCGCACAGGAAGCGCAAAAGGGGCTTCGTGCTTTCGAGGGTCTCGACCCGACTTCAGCACGGGACGCACTGGGCAAAGTCGAAGAGATGGCGAACTTCAATCCTGAGCAAAGGGTCGAGGAAGCGATCAAGGTTCGGGAGAAGCAGATCTTCGCGAAGCATCAAACGGAAATCGAATCCGTCAAGGGCGAAGCCGAGCATCTGCGAGGACAACTCAGCGACACCCTCGTGACGTCCGCCGCCGCCAAGGCGATCGCGGGGGCCAAGGGGAGCGTCGATCTTCTGCTGCCTCACGTTCTGACTTCGACGCGGATGCGTCAGTCGGACGGCGGTCAGTTCGTTGTCGAGGTTGTCGATCGCGACGGCAACCCTCGAATCGGTGACGCTCAGGGGAATCCGATGACGATCCCCCAACTGGTTGATGAGATGCGGGCGAGCGATACGTTCTCTCGTGCGTTCGAGCCTACCGGCGCAACCGGGTCCGGCACGACTCCGGGCAACGCCACAGGCAAGGGCCTGACGCCGCAGGGCGGCATCAGGACGATCTCTCGCTCCGACGCGAAGGCGATGGGGCAGAATCTCGAAGCGATTGCTTCGGGAGAAATCAAAGTCGTGGACTGATTTGGTCAGTTCACGCGATGCGGGTGGGATGCCCGACGTGACCGGGATGGTTGCGTGAGAATCGTTCTTCCGTTCGACACTCACACAAGAAGCAAAGGTTCAAAACTATGGGAAACCTCCCGAACACGATGACGAGCATCATGCCGAAGATTCTTGCGCGGGGTCTCATGACCCTCCGCGAGCGTGCGGTTATGCCTCGTTTGGTCAACATGGACTATTCGACCGACGCCGCCCAGAAGGGCAGCACCGTGGACGTCCCGATCCCGTCCGCGATTGCCGCGACGACCGTGACCCCGAACAACGTCCCCGTCGATGCGACGGCCCTGACGCCTTCCACCGTCGCCATCAACCTCGACAAGTGGTACAAGTCCACGCCGTTCGGAATGACCGACAAGGAACTCGTCGAACTCGACGAGAACCGCCACTTCGTTCCGATGCAGATCGACGAAGCCGTTCGCGGTCTTGCCAATCAGGTGAACGCTGACTGTTTCGCCGAGTACAAGAACGTCGGTCGAGTCGCTGAGGCTCCCGCTGAAGGCATCTTCGGCGACGTGAGCCAGATCACTGCTGCACGTCGTGCGCTGAATCAGGAGAACGCACCGATCGACAACCGTCGGATCGTTTGCAACTTCGTCGCGGAAGACGCTCTTCTGCAACTCTCGAACGTCACCGCGTTCAACGAAGTCGGCAACGCAGGCGGACAGCCTCGTGTCTCCGGTGAGATCGGAAGCCGGTTCGGTTTCGACATCTACGCCGACGATGCCGTTCCTTACCACACCACCACGGGAACCCCGTCCGACAACAGCATCCTGATCGACAACGCTGCGGGATACGCTGCGGGCATCAAGGCGATCCACGTGGACGGTGTCGATACGGCCCTCATCGTCGGCGACGTTCTTGAGATCGACCACGGCGGCAACACTGGCAAGCGTCAGTATGCCGTCGCAGCCGTTAGTGCGCTCTCGACCAACGATCAGGACATCACGCTTTCGACGGGACTCGCTGCGGCGGTCGCTGACAACGTCGCGATGGACCTCGTGGAAAGCCACACGGTCAACCTCGCGTTCCATCGTGATGCGTTCGCTCTTGCTACTCGTCCGCTCATGGCCGAGACCAGCATGTACGACGGCATGAACTCCAACATGATGAGCATGACCGACCCGCTCACTGGCCTCTCGCTTCGTCTCGAAGTGACTCGTCAGTACAAACAGGTCGTGTGGGAGTTCGACATCCTCTACGGGGTGAAGTTGGTCCGTCCGGAACTGGCGTGTCGCATCGTTGACGTCGCCATCTGATCCACTGGATGACAAACGCCGGGGGGGCTTCGGCTCCCCCGGCATTTCCTGAACTCACACATGGGAGACGTCATCGTGGAAAACGGACGAGACCTGATTGAAGTGCGCAAGCCGACGGGGCGAATCGTCAGCGTGTTCCGACGCGACCTGACGGTGTACACAGACAAGGGGTACGAAGTCGTGCGTTGTTTGACTCCTTCGGCTTCAGAAAAAACCGAGGCCCCAAAGCCTGCGGTGAAGAAGACAGTTCCGAAGAAGCCGATCATCGAGGAGGGTTGACATGGCCCTCATCGTCGAGGACGGGACCAGCAAAACAGACTCCGAGTCATATGCTTCGGTGGCCGACGCCGATGCGTATTTCACTGGGAGGACGGGATCTTCTACGTGGGCGGCGACTACCTCCACCACGGCACTGAAGGAGCAGGCCCTTCGCGACGCGACGGACTATATCGAGGAGACGTACAACGCCCGGTTCCGCGGACGAAAGTCCGACGAGGATCAGGCGTTGTCGTTTCCTCGATATCACCTTGTGGACTATGACGGATATGCAATCGACAGCGACGAGATCCCGACCAAGTTGAAGCGTGCCACGATGGAACTCGCGGTGCGTGCGTTGGGGCAGGACTTGCAGCCGGACCTTGATTCTCCCGGTGAGATTGCAGAAGAAGAGTCCACGGTTGGTTCGTTGTCCAAGCGGACGAAGTACGTTGGCGGGAAGGGCAACTTGAAGTCCTACCGCGTCGTTCGAATGCTGCTCCGCGAGTTCGTGTTCGGCAACACAACCGAAAGGTCTTGACGTGGCGGGTTCACTCGATGCAGGGCTACAACTCGCAGCGTTCGATCTCTGCAACGACGTCGGACGTACGTACACCGTGCAGGGCAATTCGGCGCAGACGTACGATCCGACGACAGGGATATCTCGAAGCATTGCAACGGCGTCGATGACTGTCCTCGGGTCTCCCCCGTTGGACTACGACATCTCGATGATCGACGAGAAGAACGTGCAGCGAGGCGATGTCCGTGTGATCGTACCGTTCAAGCAAAGCGACACCAAGACGCTCGACTCGATCGACTTCGCCTCGTTCCGGCGGGATCGTCCGGGGCAAACCTTCGACATTGACGGCGACACGTTGACGGCGGTGACGGTGAGACCGTTGCACTCCGGTTCGCAGATTGCCGCGTTCGAATTTCAACTTCGGAGGTGACCAAATGTATAAGTTTACGCTGCAAGATGAAGTCGATCGGTTCCAGTACGCACTGAAGAAGTTCAGCAGGACGATGGTTCCGGAGGTGGCTGAGTTGGCGACGAAAAAGGTTGCGCTCGACGTCTTGCGTGGTGCCGTCTTGAACACTCCAGTCGATACCGGCCGGGCACGCGGGAACTGGCAGGTGTCAATCAACACACCCGCAACGACCTCATCCGGATCCGCCGACAAGTCCGGGACCAACTCACTCTCGCAAGGTGCGTCGAAAATCAATTCGCTTCCTGCCCCGACTGGCACCACGATCTGGATCACCAACAACGTCCCGTATATCGAGCGGCTCGAAAACGGCTGGTCTCCGCAGAAGAGCGACGGGATCTTGACGCCTGCGTTGCATGAAGTCCGAACAGGTATCTTCGGTGCAGGAGCCGTATGATGACGGCATACACCTCGTTTCACGCAACCACTCACAACGCAATCCGTACTCGGATCGACTCGACCGATTTCGACTACGGCAACGACCCGCAGGGCAGCGAAGGCTCTGCCCCTGTCGTGATCTATGACAACGACGGCCGCCCGCAGCCGGACACCGATCGAGTCTGGATCCATGCAGCGATTCGCCCCGGTGAAAGCCGCCAGATCACGATGGGGGACTCGACGCGAGTGTTCCGTCATATCGGTGTGGTGGCTTTCGAGGTGTTCCAACGCAACGGAACAGGCACGGCATCTGCGGCATTCTTCTGTGATAGAATCGCGTCAAGGTTCCGGGGGGTTACCGCCTCCGGTGTCACTTATCAAACGCCAGTCGTGAGTATTGCAGGCACTGACGATGGCGGCCAATGGTTCAAGATGAACGTCCGCGTGCCGTGGTACGCCGACGATAACGAAACGTAAGGAGCAGAAACGTGTCGAACGCAGACCGCACAACCGTACAGATTGCGGAGGAATCGACCTTCGGCACCGCTTCGGCCTCCGGGAGCGATTACAAGAAGGTCAGATTCACCTCTGAGAGTCTCACCAGAGACACTTCCACCACTACCTCCGCAGTGATTCGTCCCGACCGGCAGGTCGAAGACGTCGTGCGTACCTCAGTCGGTGCGTCGTGTGAACTGGCGCAGGAAATGGATTTGAGTCTGACCATCGAGCGATCAATTCTTGAAGCGTCGATGGGGGCCGCATCCGCGGGCCTGATCACGCCGACGGTGTTTGATCAGGCTGACGGAGCGCAGGCGTTTTCCCTTGAGGTTTACGACGCCGGAGCAACTCCCAAGCATGGGCTGATGCGCGACACTGGGGCCGATGACCTCACCGGATTCGGTGCCGGGGATTGGATCCGTATCGAGCCGCCGAACAACTTGGCGGCAACGGTTGGTTCCGCTGCACAGGGTGGGGTCAAGGGAGGCGGGTACTTCCGCGTGATCACAACCAACGCGGCATATCTGGAACTCGAAGGCTCCAAGATTCTCGCCGACGCCGCTCTCACGGGCACCACCACGATTCGGGATGGTGTGTATGAGTTTGAGAACGGCCTCGCAGATCGTTCGTTCACCATCCAGAAGTCTTTCGCCGACGTAGATAGCGGTGAAGGGATGCAGGGTCTTGGCATGACGATCGAATCACTTTCGATCTCGGTCTCTCCCGAAAACATCATCACCAAGAACATCTCGTTCCAAGGCCAGAACGCGAGCCACTTGTCCGGGTTGACGGCTGGCGGCAGTGCGGCGTCCACTGCTGAAATCCTCAACGCAGTCGATCACGTTGCAGGCATTTACTGCAAGACAGGGACGACGGGTCAAGACGCGACGTTGACGCCACTCGATGGTGTTACCTCGTTCGAGATCAACATCTCGAACGGTCTTCGTGCCCGCAACGAAGTCGGAACATTGGGTGCGGCATCATTTGGTCAGTCCGCGATCAGCGTGACCGGCTCGATGCAGGTGTACTATGACGCAACGAGTTCAAACATCATCGAAAAGTTGTACGAAGGGTTTGAAGACGGGGCCCTCGCGATCGCTTTCGAAGCGGCTTCGGTGAACGAAGGAGTCAACTGGGCGGCGGCCCGAAACACCACTGCGGCACTTTGCCTTCACATGCCGCGGGTCAAGTTCATGGGTGCGACCCGAACGGCAACCGGAACCGGCACCGACATCATTGCGGAACTGGAGTTTCAAGCGTTTGTCGATGCCACGGAATCAGCCACGATTCAGGCCACGTACTTCGGTTGATCGCCTTGCCTACCTCCCGCATCGGCCTCGCCTTCCACAAAGGGTGAGGCCGATGTCGTATGATGAGAGTTCAATTCCGCCCCACTGGAGAACACACCATGCCGTTGAATCTTTCACAGTTCAAGACCGATGGAGAACGCGAGATCGAAGGCGTCTGGGTTGACGCTGGATCTGGCTGCGAACTTTGTGTCGCTCGAATGAACAACCCGAAGTATGAAGAGGAACTCCGACGGCTCGGCAAGCCGTACCTCCGACAGATTCGGATGAACACGATCGAACCGTCAACGCTTGAGGCCCTCACCATCAAGGCGTCCGCCCGCGCACTCCTGAAGGGTTGGAAGGGTCTCGAAGATGAGGACGGAAAAGCGATCGAGTTCTCGGTTGCCAAGGCCGAGGAGATCATGACCGAGTATCGCGACTTCTACCGCATGGTTCAGGAACTCGCGCAGGAGCAGGAACTCTTCAAGCAGGAAGTCATCGAGGAGTCCGCGGGAAACTCGCCGAGTTCTTGAGGTGGAACCTCGCGGTGGGAGACAGCCGCGAGAGACTCGAAGGGCTCCGCCGCCGAGGCCAACGGGTTGCGATCCTCGACAACGAACCAGAACTGTTTCCTGACCTGCTCCCCATTTGGTCAGCGTTCGCGAAACTCAGTGCAGGGCGTCCGATTGGTCCCGCCGGACCGTGCGGTCTCCCGGCGGGCGAGATCGTCGCGTATCTTGAGTTCATCGGGATCGAAGGCACGGAGGATCGAATGGACTTCTTCCATTTGATTCGGGCCCTCGACAACGAGTTCATCGCTTGGCAGGGGAAGCAGCAGCATGGCAACAGTCGCACAACTGGCAGTGGGAATCCGAAACGAAGCGGGGCCCGGTAGCCGCGCGTTCGGTCGAGACGTCGGACGAATGGGCCGCGATGCGAGCGTCGCGACCACGCAAGTCGGACGACTGCAAACCAAACTCGCCACCACCGGAGCGACTGCGAAGTCCGCGGGCTCTCAGATGCTCGCGATGTTCGGGGTGTTCGGTGGGCTGATCGTCGTGGCCCAAGCCACTCGGGCGATTTCCGAGTTCGAGGAGACGATGGCTCTGGCGGGGAAGGTCAGTCGGGCGAGCGGCGACCAGTTCGATCGAATGGCGAAGCAGGCCAAGATGCTCGGATCGACCACTCGCTTCACCGCCGCAGAGGCCGCTGACGGCCTCCTGTTCCTCGCGAGGGCTGGATTCGAGGCAGAGCAGGCCATCGCCGCCCTGCCCGCTACGTTGGATCTGGCGGCCGCTGGCGTGATGGGGCTGGGTGAGGCCGCAGACCTCGCGTCAAACGTCGTCAAGCAGTTCGGACTCGAAGCCGAGCAAACCGTCCGCGTGGTCGATGCCCTGATCATCGTCTCGAATCGGGCGAACACGAACGTCAGCCAACTCGGGGAGGCTCTCAAGTACGCGGGTCCGGTCGCTGGGGCCCTCGGGCTGACCGTCGAGCAAACCACTTCGGCTCTGGGTGCGCTCGGTGACGCGGGCATTCAAGCCAGCCTCGCGGGCACCAACCTCCGCGGGATCATGGCCGGGCTGCTCGGGCCGACGTCGAAGGCAAAAGCCGCGCTTGGGAAGATGGGGCTCTCGCTCGAAGATATCGACGTGGAAGCGAACGGGGTCGTCGGGGTGTTCGAGCGGTTCAAGGCGGCGAACTTGTCCGCCTCAGATGCCGTCGCGATCTTTGGACGCCGCAACGCTTCCGCGGCGTTGGTGTTGACCGACTCGGTGAAGAAGATGGCGGCATTGGAAGCCGCGACGATTTTGGCACGTGGTGAAGCCGAAGAGATGTCGAAGGTGATGGCGGGCACGCTGAAGGGATCACTCGCTGCCCTCAAGTCCGCGTTCGAGGGCGTCATGATTGCGTCCGGAGATCAAGGTCTCGCGGGCGCACTTCAGGCCACGGTTGACGTGATGACGGGAGTCCTTCGAGTGTTTGGTGGGGTGGGGCATACGGTCGATCGGTTCAAGGCTCTGGTCGTTACGTTGTCGTTGGCGATTGAGGTCTTGGTCATTCGGTTCATCGCAATCAAGGCTCTCTCTCTGGTGGTGTTCTTTGGTGGATTAGTCAGATCAATATACGCCGCAGGAGTTGCAGCAAGAGCAACCGCGGGCGTGTTCGCCACGCTAAAGGCTTCGATGATGGCTCTCGGGGGTCCGGTTGGTGTGATCAGTCTGATTGCGACGGCGTTGGCGGTTGGTATTGGGGTCTTCCACTCCTACTCGCGAGCGACTGCGGAACAAGAGGGAGCGATGCGGTCTTTGGTAGATGCCACGGACGCATACTCTGAATCCCTCGATCGCGTGAACCGCCAAACAGGTTTCGAAGGCCGCGTCTCGTCTCAGATTGCCGCCGCCCGTTCACTTGTTGACATGCTCAAACAAGCCCGAACACAATCAGAAGTAGTATTGGGGTCACCAGAAAGTCAGCGGGCCATTTACGATCGAAACGTCAGGGCGAACCAGAACCGCGGGCTCAGGGGCGGCACTATGCAAAACATAGGCCCATTCAGGGAGCAGCGCACGGACGAATTCAATAGTGCAGTGAGAGACGCCCGCGCACAACTGGACGCGATGCAGCGAGACATCTCTAGCCGGAAGGCAGAGATTGATCAGGCGGATATGTCTGCGACGCGGCGGTCGCTTGCTAATCTCAAACTGTTCGCGGATGTCAAGCAGATCGTCGATACCCTCGGGAAGTCTGCGGACTTCGCAGGTTCGAAATTCACTGCGTTCCGGACCGCACTTGATGAGATGGGTGTTCTCAAGACGAAGGACCAGATGGATGCGCTGGCTTTGTCGTTTGCGGAAGTTCAATCGGCAGCAGGCGGGGCCGTGACTCCGATAGTCGGTGCTGAAGCGGCAGGCGGAAAGTCTTCTGGTTTCATGGACGCACTGACTGCTCCGCTGGAGAAGTTCCGTGAAGCGATGGCGAAGACGATGGAGACGGTGCAGGGGCAACTCCGTCGTCAGCAAGAACAGCAGGCTCTGATCACGTTGGAGATGCAAGGCCAAACGAGGGAAGCAGTTCAGCAGGCCGCGCTCTTCCAAGCCGAAGGGGTTGCTCGCAACAATTTGGTCAGACTGACCCAAGCCCAACGAGACGCGGTCGTTGAAGGGGCAGGCCAACTCTACGACATGCAAGAAGCACTTCGTGCCCAAGAGACCGCGGCCGCGAAGGCTCTTGAACTTGAGCGAGAAAAGACGAGGGAACTGGAGCGACAAGCAGATCTCCGAAAGGGGTTCCAAGACTCCTATGCCGACGAGGTCGAGCGGCTCGCTGAAAACCTCGCACGCCTGCGGGTGGAGACGGACCAAGGCACGGAGGCGGGCGCACGATTCGCCGAGCAGCAGGAGATGGCGAAGATCTTCATGCAGGCGATGAACGGTGCGACTGATGAGCAGCGGGCCAAGTTGCTCGAACTGCGCGATGAGTACCAGATGATGAGCGAGCAGCAGAAGATCATGGAGGCGCAGCAGAAGATCACGCAGGCTGCCCAACAGTTGAGCGACGCAGCAGGCCAAGCGTTTTCCGGCATGGTCTTGGATATCGTGGACGGATCAAAGTCTGCGCAGCAGGCACTCAAGGACTTCGGAAAGACAATCGCCAACATGGTCATGCAGCAGATCATGGCGATGACGGTGACGAGAATCTTCTCGGCGGGAATGATGGGGGCGTTCGGTGGGCTCGGTGGTGCTGCGGCATTCGGCGCGGGGGGAATGGGTCCGCCCGCGTATGCGAAGGGTGCAGCATTCAACCGCGGCGTCGTTGTTCCGTATTCGTACGGCGGCGTCGTCGGTTCTCCGTCCTACTTCCCGATGTCGGGAGGACGAACGGGGCTGATGGGCGAGTCCGGCCCCGAGGCGATCATGCCTCTTCGTCGAGGCTCCGACGGAAAACTTGGCGTTCAGTCTGCGGGCAACACGCAGAAGAACGTCACGATCAACATGAACGTCAGCACGCCGGACGCGGATTCGTTCCGACGCTCCAAGACACAAATCGCCCGCTCGCTGAAGGCGGCACAAGCAGATATCTGATCGGGGACAGCCTTGTCATTTCACGACGTACGATTTCCAACCGACATTTCATACGGTTCCGCAGGTGGTCCGGGGTTCAAGACTGACATCATCGCATTGCAGTCAGGGTCCGAGCATCGCGTGAGCAAGTGGTCATCTGCTCGACGCATGTTCGACGTGTCGTACGGTGTTCGGTCCTATGCACAACTCAGCAACCTCCAAGGGTTCTACATGAACCGCGAGGGTTCCGCGCATGGCTTTCGGTTCAAGGACTGGCTCGACTACACCAGCGGGAATCCGGGGACGATTGCGACAACGCAAGCCGATCAAGAACTCGGTACTTCGGCAGGTGCATCAAGTGAGACCTACCAACTGCGCAAGCGTTACGTCTCGGGGACTCAAGTCTTCAACCGAGCCATCACCAAACCCGTCGCCGGTTCGTTGAAGGTTGGGGTCGAAGGTACGGGGGGAAACATCGAGAACATTGCCTCGACGGGGACGGCGCACAGTGACGGCAACACGATCACGTGGAGCGTCAACAACCTGACCGGGGTGGTCACTGTCCTCGCGTTGAACAATGCGCAGAAGGTGTATGCAGGTTTCGAGTTCGACGTCCCTGTTCGCTTCGGTGATTCTTCCGACGAGGTGATGTCTGCGAGCCTTGACGATTTTTCGTCTGGTACTTCTCGCGTTGAGTTGGTCGAGTTGATCGGAGAAGACGGGACACTTGCCGACGACTTTTTCTATGGGGGTGCGAAGAACCTTGGGACGCTGACCGCTGACACTTCGCTCAGTGTGCAGGACGGAAGAGTCATCGCCTTCACTCCGAACACCGGAAGCCTGAACCTTCGGTTGCCTTATCACGGAACAGGTCCGGCAATCCCAACGGGAGGCCCGTACTTCTACCTCGTGAACCTTCACGCTTCCAACGCGATCACGGTCAAAGACAGCACGGGAGCGACCACGATCGGAACGATTGCAGGCAACACCCAGAAGACTGCGGTTCTGGGGATCAATGCTTCGAACGCAGTGACTTGGTATCTGATGCCATGACAGTATCAATCGAAGAACACTTCGGCGGCGCAGTTCGTTCCGCAGCGATTGCCAGCGACTTCCGACTCGTTCTGGGCACAGGCAGAGTGAAGCATTTGAACATCACGCGGTTCCAAGTGCGCGGGTACTTGCCGAACGCGACTCGTCTTCCTCTTCAGGAAGGCGGGCCCGTGTTCATCATCAAGAACGAGTCCGCTTGTCATCCGTTCTGCTTGTTCAACTTCGACGGGGTCGAAATCGGGTACGTGGAGAAGAACTCGTGGGCTCGCGTTTTCTGTCTTGGGACCAGCACCGCAGCCGGTGCGTGGGGGGTGACAACCTGCGCCGTTGGGGGTTCTTCTTTCTCCGCGATCCGTTCTGGTAGTTGCGGGACTTCCACAACGAATGCCGCCGAAGCGTGCCAAGGAGGCGAAGACAGTACGACGACTTTTGACAACGCTACAACAACCAACGCCGACGACAACACGCTGACCTTCACGAGCGACGGCGATTGGGGCGGAGGCACTTCGAACACCGATGTAGATTCAGGCTTCGCTCCGTTGGTTCAGTCTTGCCCCGGAGGCGCGTCACAGTTCAATGCAGTCAACAACATCTTCGGGGTCGCATCGAGCAAGCCGACGATCGGAATCTCCGCGGGGAACCAAACGACGGCGTGCCACGTTTTCGATTCGTCTTTGCAGTTCAATCCGGTCGCGATGCCTTCGCAGATTGCACGAGTGGCAATATCGAAGGGCCGCAGCGATATCGCTTCGCTCGCAAACGCCGACGCATTCCTGTACTCAGGAAACGATCGAGTCCGTGGGTTGAGGAGTGACGGATCGTCCGCCTTTGGGACGCAGCCGGTGCCCTTTGCCCTTCGCGGTATTTCCCTGCACTTGCAAAACGAAACGATTCGAAGCCGGTCGAGACGGCCGCCCGCTGCCGGGGTGGTTCCCGTTTAGAATGACGGGATGCCTACCCCAACGATTTCGCTCGTGATCGCTTGCGTCGATGAGGGGCCGGATCTCGAAGCGACCATCGCCCTCGCTCGTGCCTCGGATCCTGCCCCTGACCAGATCATCGTGGTGGACGATTGGTCCACCGAGCCCCTCAGCCCTCGCCTGAGCCTCTGGAGCGACGTGGAGGTCGTCAGACCCCCCGAACGCCTCGGAGCGGGCCCAGCGAAGGCGTACGGCGGCCACAGGGCCACCGGCGACCTGATCGTCCTGATGGATGCGCACCTGCGGTTCTCGCAGGACTGGCTCCGAATCATCCTCGACGCTCACTCGCGGTATCCGATGGCGATCATGTGCCCCTCGTCGGTCGGGTTCGATCAGGACTCGAAGTTCCACGGAGCAGGGGCTCGATTCAATCGCCGCGGGCCGATCGGGCTCTCGCTGGAGTGGATGAGTTCCCGCGACTCTGATTTGGTCGATCTGGTTCCTGCGATCCTCGGAGGGTGCTACATCATCCCGCGGGACATTTGGTCAGTTTTGGGGGGCCTGAATCCCAACCTCACCGGGTGGGGCTACGAGGAACAAGATCTCTCCCTTCGAGCGTGGGCCTGCGGATACGAAGCGAGGTGCATCAATGGGCTTCGCGTCGCTCACAACTACCGCAGAAGCCACCTGACCAGCAACAGGTCAGAGATGGCGACGTGGCACGCGACATACAACGCGATGCTGGTGGCGGCGACGGTCTTCGAAGATGGCGTTTTCGAGAAGCACTTCCGACCGTTCGTTCGCTTCACTGAACCCAACCATGCAGCGAGAGCCTTCGAAGAGTTCGAGTCGCGAAAAGACGCGATCGAAGATTTTCGAAACGTCTTCCAGTCTCAGCGCAGGTTCAACGATTCGGAACTGCTCGCTCTGGTTGGATACGCTTTCCCCGATGGGTTCACGACAATGGCGGCAAAGGATCCGGATGCCGATCGAAAGCGAATCAGTAAAAAGGTCAAGCAAGACCGAGCCGAAGAAATCCAACGGCAAGACGATGAAATTCGTGCGAGAATTGACGGCGGGGAATGTATCCCCTGCGGGGGCCGAAACGCCCCTCCCCTCGACCCCTCGAAACTTCCGGAGGTCTAAGCCGTGGCGAAGTCATTTGACCCTCCGCAGTCCTCGCTCAACAAGGCGAGAGTCCATCGCTATTCGCGGTGCTGGAGGATCACACGTCCAGACGGAACGAACTTCGACTTCACCGATCACCCGAATAGCCTGAAGGTTCGCACAGGTGAAACCGCAGTTGGGTCCGCACTCGAAGGCGTCAGCCCTTCCTATGTGACGTTCAACCCAAGCGACGGACTTGACGCGAGTGCTGCTGAGTTTTCCGATGGGCTTGTTTCGAACGACTTCGAAGTTCAGGGCATCGTTTCATCCGGCAAGATCACCGAGGAAGATCTGCGAGGCGGACGATTCGACAACTCGGAAGTGACTGAATACTTGGTCGATTGGCGATACCCGTGGAACGGGTACTTCGAGAAGAACACGTATCTCGTCCTGAACCTAGCGTTCAGCAACAGAGGGTGGCGCGCGGACCTCGTCTCGAAAGTGAAGTCACAGGAGAAGAAGGTCGGGATGCACTGGACTCGGAACTGTCGTCACATTCTCGGCGATTCCGGGTGCGGCGTGAACCTCGGGACCAACAACCAAGCAGGCAACGCGATCACCACGGGGACGCTTTCAATCTCAGCGGTTGCCGCGGACAAACGATCGTGGTTCAAGGTCTCCTCTTTGTCATCGGGCTACGCGAACAACGACTTCAACTATGGCTTCGTCGAGTTCAAGAATGGCTCTTCGAAACTGGCGAACCTGAAGTTGGAGATCCTCGATTACATTGCTTCAACTCGTCAAGTCAAACTCTGTCTTCCTACACCGTTCGACATGAACGACGGGCTGACTGACACGGTCGTACTCGTTCAAGGATGCGACAAGCGAAGCACCACTTGCACCAACAAATACAACAACTTCGTCAAGTACGGAGGCTTCCCCTACATTCCCGGCGACGACAAGGTCCGGGTGGTTCCTGACGCTCCCGAGTAAACAATGCCCGACGCTACCTTCACTCGATCGCAGATTGTCGCAGCGGCTCGCACGCTGCTCGGCGTGCCGTGGATTCATCAAGGGCGACGGCCAGACATCGGTATCGACTGCATCGGGCTCCTTGCTTGCACGGGCAAGGCTCTCGGGTTGGAGTTTGAGGACCGGGTCGATTACTCGTTCCGACCTGACGGCGTGACATTGCTGAAGCGTATGCGGGCGCAGTTCACGGAGAAGCCGATTGACCAAATCCTGCCCGGCGACATCGTGATCTTTTGGATCGTCAACAAGTCGCTGCCTCAGCACGTCGGGATCTGGACATCGAACGATTCGTTTCAGCAGGACGAAGCCGTCGAAGGCGGCGTCGGTGTGTTGCACACGTTCAGCAGTTGGGGAAAGGTCGTCGAGTCTGCAATCGACCACAGGTGGCGCAGACGAATCTCCGCAGTCTTTGAGTTTCCGGGAGTCACAGAATAATGGCAACGATCGCTCTGGCAATCGCAGGCGCAGCAATCGGTGGAGCCATCGGTGGCGGCGTGGTCATTGCGGGTACGTTCATCGGAGCCGCTGCGATTGGTATGGCGGTCGGTGGTTTGATCGGTTCATACATCGACGCGAACTACATCTTCGCCCCGGATCCCATGAGCCTCAACGGTCCTCGGCTCGACGACATAGTTCTGCAAACAGCAACAGAAGGCAGAGGTATCACGGAGGTACACGGCAGAGAGAACCGACTTGGTGCGCAGGTTCTTTATCTGTCTTCGATTCGTGAGACGAAGAAGACGGAATCGCAAGGAGGAGGAAAAGGGGGGCCAAGTGTCTCTTCGACTTCGTATTCCTACGACTGCGATATCGCTCTCGGGATTTGCAAGGGCAACATTCAAACGCAGACACAAGGAACGGACGCAGAGGATGCAGGTGTCCGAAAGATTTTCGCCAACGGGAAACTGATCTACAAGTCGGGAACTTCAAAGACGACCACGGGGACGTTCTCTTGCGAAGGTTTGATGGGGTATCGAAAGTTCAATGGTTCGGCGTTCTATTACTGGTACACCAACCAGCAGATGATCAAGGTGACCAAGACCGGCGCGTTCGCGTCCTTCCCCTCGGGAACGTATGCACTGGACATCACTGGAGACTTGGGAGACCTTGAAGGCAAACTGTTCACCAAGATTGACGACAACACAGGTCTCTTCATCGTAAACGACGATGGTACATCAACGATCGCAGAAGGAGGAAGAAGGATCGAAGGCGATACGGCGAATTCAACCTTCTCCAATTTGACGCAGGCCAATCTAAAGCCTGAAGGCTACGAAGTTGAAACTGGTTCGAACCCAGTGATAAACTTCCCGCTTGAGACCATTGGCGTTGTGTGGCCGGGCCCGTATACGAAGGCGTACGAGTATTCCCCAACTGGCGGCGCGTCCGGAGAGCCAAGTGGTACGGCATTGAGCGGGGCCGCAACGAACAAGGACTTGACCTTCACAAAGTCCTACAACCCTTGGAAGGAAGGCATCAAAGCCGCAGACACGTTCTACACGGGGTCGCAGTCAACCGCGAACTCGTTGATCGCTTCCGCAAACGGAGGAACGGCTCCGTGCTGGAATGGCATCGCGTACTTGGTGATCGAAGGGTTGGAACTCGCAGACTTCGGGAACTCTGTTCCGCAGTTCAACTTCATCATCAACAAGAGCGGGGCAGTCCTCAGCGGGAAGACTTACGGAGAGACGGTCGATGACGTCATTTCCTCGATTCTTCTCGACGGCGGATACACGTCATCACAGTTCGACGTGACTGGAATCGACGCGAGCCGTTCGAAGAACGGGGTCTATGGTTTCGCAACTGCGGGAGCGTTGCCGGTTGTGAAGAAGTTGCAGCCGTTGATGACGTGGCACGACATTCGAGCGCGTGAAGAAGACGGGGTTCTGTTCTTCTTCGACGGCGACAATCCACCAACGACATCCGCATCGAGTTCGGAACTTGCGTGCCGAGAAGAAACCGAATCCATTGGTCAAGAGTTCACGATCTCCGACACCAACGACTTCCGTTTGCCTTCCGAAATCAACTGCACATATTTCGACAGAAACAAGGATCTCCAACGCGGTTCTGAAAAAGTGCAGAAGGTGATCTTCGAAGAACGCAACGTGCGGAACTACGATTCGAACATGACTTCCTACGCAGGGAAAGCACGGCAACGTAGCGCGCAGATCTTGTATGAGGCGGAAGCGTTCCGACGCCGGGCAAATTTCAGACTTCCGCCTGACCGAATTGATGTCCGCGAGGGCGACGTCATTTCCGTCAACACTTCGGAAGACGAAACCTTTTCCGTGCGGGCGATGAAGGTGAGTCGAGGGGCTAACTACGTCCACGAAGTTGAAGGCATCATCGAAGGGGCTAGGTTCGAAGAGATTGACGAAGACCTTGGCTCTGACGGCGAGGGTGGACAGGACAGCACGTACGACATCCCGGTGATGACTTCGACAGTGTGGTCGGGGGAAGCCGTTTCCGACGAAGGTACGCTCGTTTCCCAAATGGTTTTCGGTGCGTGCTGCACGATTCGCGACGCTGCATATCTCGGCGCGCAGGTCTTCTTGTCTACCGACTTCGGAAACACTTTCAGCAGCGTCGGAAGCCTGACCGCAGAATCCACTCTTGCCCAAACGACGTCAGTTCTGGGTGATCACTTTGACGCGGACGTCATTGATCGCACGAACACCGTGGACGTTTTGATGCTTCACGGGGCGGTCTCCTCCGTGACTGAATTGAACATGCTGAACGGGCAGAACCGCATGTGGATCGGGAGCGAGTTGATTGGGTACACAACTGCAACAGCGCAGTCTGCCCAAGGTGGCTATCCGGTTTTTCGGTTGTCTGGTCTGCTCCGCAACCTTCGGGGCCAAGCAGGGGACGGAAGGATGGCGAGTCACACCGTGGGAGAGTTGGGGTGTGTTCTGGACAACGCAGGCGTCGCCACCTCGGTCGTCCCTGTTTCGCTTCCGTACAGTTCTCTCGACATTTCCGTGCAGTTCAAAGTTGTACCCGTCGCAGAAGTCGAAACGAATGTCGTGAGTACCGTGGTGGAGAACAACGCTTCTTCGGCAAAGTGCCACGCTCCCGGACTGATGGAGATCGTGCGATTCACAGGTGCCTTCGACAACAGTGGGGGCGGGAACACCAATCTTCCGGCTGTAAGTTTCGCTACCAACGACGTGATCTTCCGGTTCATGCGTCGGGGCCGAACTCTTCAGAAGTTGTTCTCGCAGAACGCCATGCCGAACCTCACTGGAAACGATCGCTTCAGGCTCCTCGTCAAGAGTGGCACCGATGAAGACGCAACGGTCAAGCGGGGCTTGTATCATGATTCGACGGGCGCAATCACAGGAAGCACGAACCACCCGAAGTTCAATGATCGGTTCCAGATCGTGTACACCGCGGCGCAGCAGGCCACGGACTTCGGGTCCGCGCAGTCCAGCATCACGATCGACATTCAACAACTCGGCCAGTTCATCGAACTCGGCAACGTCTCAACCGTGACAGGATGACCAAATGGCAACGACTCCGAATCTCGACATCACTCGATTGACCGCCGGGCAAGCGTCCGCCGAGGTGACGATGAACGATGCGCTCAACCGCCTCGACGTTTTGGTCATGCCTCGCGTCGTCAACTCAACGACGACGACGTCTCCGGGGTCGCCTGCCGCCGGGGATGCGTACATCTGCGCGGCGGTGGGTGGCAGTTGGTCAACCTTCACCGCGAAGGACATCGCTTTCTATGACGGCGGTGCATGGTTCAACGTGACACCAGAGGAAGGCTTCGTTGTCTACAACCTCGCCACCAACGACTTCATGGTGTACACCGGGTCGGCTTGGGTTGATTACATCAACAACGCGACGGATGGTCAGATTGAAGTGATCGCCGGGCACATCACTTCGCCGGTCGTCAAGCAGTTCGTCCTCGACCAGTCCGCCGCGTATGCGTACGACATCTCTACGATGATTCACGAGATCGGGGGAGGTACGAACCTGACGTTCTCGTTGAAGATTGGCACCGACCCCGATGCGACTTTGACCGCAATCACAGGAATCAGTGGGGAAGTTTCGACGGGGACTGAAACGACGGAAACCGCGACAGCGAACAACACCGTCGCAGTCGGGTCGTCCTTGATCCTTGACATCACTGGCAACACTGCCACCCCGGTCGATTTTAGTTTCACAATCAAGACGACAAGGAACTCGGGCTAATGGGGCGAAGAACATTCTTCAACTCGGTATCTGGTGAAGTCACCGAGACCATCGACCCGTCAACGCTCGCCGGGTTGGCTCTGCACCTTCAGCCCACAGGTATCTCGCTCTTGCCTGCCGCGAGAGGCGGCGGGTTCGACGACTGGACATGCAGCAAAAACAACGGAACAGTCTTCGACAATGTGAGTGCCGAAGGGAAGCCGATCACTGACGGCGTCGCGTTGAATTCTTTGCAGGGCGTGAAGTTTGAGACTTTGACTCGCGACAACATGGCGGTCGCAGTGGATTCCAGTTCCAACAACCCCCACCTCTACATCGACAACGTGAACACCGGAACGGTCTCGAATGCCGATGACCACGGTGGACTGTACACCTTGCTCCTCGTCGGGCAGCGTGACGTTCTCGACGTCAGCGAAGCCGACTCACAAGGAAGCCGCAGAGTCGTCGTCTCGTGGCCGGAAGACGAGGAGCATACGTGTGACACGTCGGCGACAGGTTCCAACGAGGGGATAAGCCTGCACTGCCGATTCGATAACGGTGACACGAAACTGTACTTCCAAAGTGCGCACCAGTATTCGAATGGCAGTCCTTACCTGCTCCCTCCGACTGTAGGTGGTGGGGCGACGTTCGATTCAGTTGGGCACTTGAAGACCGGGGGCAACGTCATCGTGATGCAACGAGCGGCGCAGTCATTCAATGACGGGAGTTCTTGGCAGGCACTCATCACGGTCGGCACCGCGATGGTGACAGATCAGGGTCTGGTGAATCGAGGCGTCGCGTGGGCCGTGGACGAAGCAGGGTCTAGTTCCAACGGAGCGAACTTCGCAGAGTCGCACGGAGGAACGGCGGGGAAGAAGATGTGGATCGGGGGAAACAACGGGGACGGGACGCTCGGTTCCACTGCGGGACTTGGTTCGGGGATGAGCATCTTCGAAGTGATCATGTACAACTCCGACGGGAACTCTGACAGCGGCCGCGTCGTTGAATACTCAAGCGGAGACGGATATCGCGTTCGCTCCGCAGGAGTAACGACTCCGGTGTACGACAACATCACGGACCCGACGAGGTCCATCACAAGCGTCGCGAACTTCTTGCGGAACAAGTACGCGATCGACACGTGATTCTGGGGGGCGGGATGATTTGGTCAATCCATGCGGCAAAGTTGGCCGTCGTTTCGAACGTGATCGCTTGGTCATCGGGCGCGGTCGCGTCGTCTGATCTGCAATCGACTCCGGTGAACGAAGACGGCATCGCGATCTCGCTTCCGGTGTACATCGTTTCGCTGATCGCGACGGCGGGGTTCACTTGGACCATTTCCAAGTACGACCAACGACGGAACCGCAGGCTCGAAGTTCTCGAACACGAACTTTCCCGCTCGAACGATCGGTTCATCGCGTTGCAAGCACAACTCGAAGATCTCCTTCGGCAAGGCGAAACCCCCAAACAGTGACCAAATCAGGCCCCGAAACTTTTTTCGGATTCTTTTGCTGAATGGGTTGACAAGTCAGTCAATCAAGCCGATACTGTATTCATCAAAGCAACGAGCCCCGCGGCTCACAACCTCAAGGAACCCCGCCATGACCAGCAACGAAATCATCATCTTCCGCGTGTTCAGCATCCTCGACGAGATGGTTGGCGAGACCGTCGATGGAGACATCGCCAACATCGTCGCGGAGCGTCTTGTTGATAAGACCGAGCAGCAGGCCGGTCCGACGACCGTGAAGGATTGGACTCGCATCGAACTCGCGTTCGAGGAAACCTCATGGGATCAGCAAAGTTCGTTCGCACTGCGTGCGTACAAGCGTGCGGCCCGCATCTCTCGCAAGCGTGCCGAAGCGGCCTTTCCATCCTGCTGACCAACCGACTCAAGGAGACCAGACCATGACCAACGCAACCACCACCCCCATGAAGACCGCCGACATGACCATCGGCACGTACGTCACCCTTGCCCCCGGCTCGACCGCCGTGTGGCAGATCGAGGGCTCCAACTTGAACGACGCAGGCGAGACAGACTTCTTCGTCGTCCTGAGAGCCGTGCAGATGGACGGCTACAATTTCAAGCGGTTGGCCGACCAGAACCACCGTCCGGAGATGTACCCATCTCTCCGGGACGTGACGCTCTACCTTTCCGAGATCCAGCCGGAGCGGAACGTCACGATCATCAGCCCCGTCGAAGGAGGTGCATGATGAACGAGACGTTCACCCCCACCGAAGCCGCGGGCAAACTCGTCGAGATCACCGAGGAGTGGAACGGTTCCCGCAAGCAGCCCGTGAAGGATTTCATCGCGGCCCGTATGGCCGACGGAATGACTCGCGCATCAGCGAAGGAGCAGTATCGAAAAGAGAAGGCGCAGCGAGTCTTCGAGTCACCGAGATACCGCGTCTTCCTTCAGGCCCACGGCCCGGACAACTGCATGTGGCACATCTCCATTCGCCCATTGTGTTCGACGCCGCGGCACGACTGGAGAGAAATGCAGGACATCAAGAACCAGATCCTCGGCCCCGAGTTCGAAGCGGTGGAGTTGTTCCCCGCGGAGTCGCGACTGATGGACGAATGCAACCAGTTCCACTTGTTCGCGTGTACCAGTGCGGAGGAGCGGATGCCATTTGGTCACTGGGGCAAGCGAGTCGCTGACGAGCCCGGTGCCCCCGGCACGTGCCAACGCGGACGCGACGGGATCACCCGACTGATGGATTCGAACGGGAACGTCAAAAAGTTGTGGGGGCAGTGAAAAGAAAAATCCCCGTCCCCGGCACCAAGAACGGGGATCGGGGAGGTTTTTTCGGAAATACCGACCGAGTGCGTTGACAAGGCGGTCAATTGAGACGATACTTCATTCATCAAAGCAACGGGCACTCGCCCACAACCTCAAGGAACAGACCCATGACCAACGCGACCACCACCACCTTCGAAACCGGCACCACCTACTACACCCGTTCGATCGCCGACTACGACTGCATCGTGACCTTCAAGATCGTCCGCCGCACCGCGAAGAGCGTCTGGGTCTCCGACTGGCGAGACCGCACCGGCGAGACCATCGTCCGCCGCAGCGTCAAGACCTACGGCGAATACGAGACCTTCTGCGACGGTTCGTGGCACGTCGCGAGCAACGACGTCCTGCCCGCGGGCGGCGTTCGCGAACTCCGATCCTACTGAACCCCCGACCGGGGGCGGGCACGTTGCCCGCCCCCACGACCAACCGACTCAAGGAGCCGACCGATGAAATTCCACACCAAACCGATTCCGCTGCTGACCGGATCAGGAGCCCTCAAGGGAACCGCGACTCTCGTGCAGTGGACTGAGCCCGTTCTTCGCACGACTCACAACGGCGACACTCAGTTCAAGTATCAGACGGGCATCGACGCCGCAGGCGTCGAGTACGAAACCAAGTCCCGCGGTGGCGGCTGGAGGATGAAGCGATGACGTACGACACCAAGACCTTCGCGTTCAACCGAGGCAAGGGAGAGATCCGCTTGACTTACCAGCAAGCCGATCGACTCTGGTACGTGTGGCGCGAAGACGAGGGCACCATGCGACAAAGCAGCCGCCGAGTTCACAACATCAAGGGCAACGCGACCGCAGACTTCGAGCAGCGCGTGCGGGAGATCAAGAAGCGAGCGAAGAACGGGGAGCGAATGTAATGCCGCACGGAACGAACCACAAAGGAAACGAGCATCGAATCATCAAGGCGATGCTCGCAAGAGGGGAAGAGGGCGGCAAGGATCGCAGCAAGGCCAAAGCGAAGCCGCGACCCGGAGTGAAAAGGAGACCGAAGCGATGAAGGACATGGATCGAATACTTCGGGAAAAACTTCACAAGGCGATCGAGTTGCGACGTGTGTACGAGCGTGATCTGCGAAACCCGACTTTCCGTTGCCCGCGGTACAGGTACGAAGACGAGAAGCGAATCGGGGAACTGACCCGCGAAATCGACGAACTCTCCGCCCGGCTTGGCGATCGAGACTAAAAAGAAACCGCCTCCCTGATATCAGGGGGGCGGTTTTCGAACAATCTTCGAAAAACAGCGGGCGAGTGGGTTGACCATTTGGTCAATCGGTGTCATACTCCACCCATCAAAGCAACGGGCAACACGCCCCCAACTCAAGGAACGACCAAATGACCACCCCCGCCTACCTCACCGAAGCCAACCGACGCCACGCCGAATTCGTCCGCGAAACCGCGACCCCCGCCGTCGGTGGGTGCATCTGGATCGAGGGCGGAAGCCTCTGCGGCATCGGGCTCCGCGACGGCGACGCCTACGTGGACGCGGGCTTCGCTGGTTGTGACTTCCGCACCGACCGCGGCACCGCCATCAACGTCGAAGTCACTGGCCGAACTTTCCAACGCCACGCCGGGTGCGACGTCGTCCGCATCCGAATCGAGTTCGTCGGGGACTGCGAAGCCTCCACCTTCGAAAGCGGCTGGATGGCCGTCAACAACTGAGGCCGGGATTCGGGGCCCCCACGGGGGCCCCTGACTTTTTTCGAATTTACCTGCCGAATGGGTTGACAAGTCAGTCAATCAAGCCGATACTGTATTCATCAAAGCAACGAGCCCCGCGGCTCACAACCAACCGACTCAAGGAGCAACGACCATGCAGCAGATCACCAAGACCGAAACGACGCACGACCGAATCAACGCGACCGTCTTCTGCGGAAGCCTCGAAGACGCGAAGAAGATCGAAGAGCGGCTCACCGATCTCTTTCACGAGTCCGGTCTCGACTACTACCCAACGACGATGAACGCCGAAGGAACTCGTCCGGGCGACGACCTCTATCAGTTCCGCGTCGATCACACGGGACAAGAGACGTGGATCTCGAACCCGTTCGAGAACCGCGTCCGCTACGGACCGGAGAACTGCGAACTCGTCCGACCGTATCAAGTCGAACTCGGCGACCTCGTTCTCCGTCTCTTCGGCGAAGTCTGGCACGTCTGCCGCGTCGTCTCTCGCGGAGCAGGGACGAGCGGCACCGACATCAAGATCGTCTCGATCTCGGACCCCTCGAAGCGGGAGTCCTCCTACTACCCAGCACGCGAAGACTCGACCCTCACGCGAGTCTCGTTCCGATGACCGAACGCGGGGAGACCGGGACGTTCCCGGTCTCCCTTCACCGACCGAACAAGGAGCAAACGATGAGCAACCCCGAACGAATCGAAGAGGACCGGAACAACGCCATCGAGGCGACGGACGGCGACGCCCGCAAAGCCGCGAAGGAACTTGACGAGGCCGCCCACAACGTCAAGATCCCGATGCACGTCCGCCTCCGTTGGTCTGCTGCTGCCGCGACGCTGCACGCCGAAGCGGACTATTGGGACGACTAAACCCCGGTTTCGGGGCCCCCACGGGGGCCCCTGACTTTTTTTCGGATTCTTTTGGTCGGTGGCTTGACAAGCCAGTCAATCGGTGCCATACTTCACACATCAAAGCAACGGGCACCAGCCCACAACCTCAAGGAACAGACCCATGACCAACACCACCACCAACACCATCAAGATCGGCAAGACCACCTTCACCATCATGGACGGCGGCGTCAGCCCGGCCAACTACATCGACGCTCAGTGCTACGTCGAAGGCCCCCGCGGTGCGATCAAGAACGTCATCGCTTTCTCGAACGGCTGCGTCCGCGTCGTCAACTACTCCCGCGGTGCGATGCCCCGCGGCCACCGAGACATCTGGGGCGAAGAGGCCGACGTCCTCCGCGAGACCCTTCTCTCCCTCGTTTGAACCGACTACGGGGGCGGGCACGTTGCCCGCCCCCACGACCAACCCCCGACTCAAGGAACAGACCAATGACCACCACGACCACCACCACCACCGACTCGCTCCGTCAGGCCGTACTGCTTCGCGGCATCAAGTCCGACGTCGAAACCTTCATCGCTCAGTACAAGGTTGACATGCACGCGACGAACCTTCTGGCTCACGAACTCAAGCAGAAGGGCAACACTTCCCCGAACGAGTTCCGCGTCGAAACGACTTGTGAACTTCTGAACGCCGACTACAAGCCGAGTCTTCTAGTTGCTCGCCGCGTGATCGTCTCCACCGAAGGCACCGAAGCCTCGGTGCAGGTTGACGCGATCCAGATCAATCTCGAAAGCCGCAAGCCGACGGAAAGCACGTGGAGCGGGAAAAGAACTTTCCGCTTCAACCACGAGACGAGTGTCAAGGTCGAGTTCACGAGCCGCTCGTACACCGATGAACTCGATGACTACCGCATCGCAGTCTCCGAATGTGTTTGGAATCCCGCGTCCGGCCGAACCGACGATCTCGTTCGACTGAAGACGTTCGCCGCGAAGAGTGCTTCGAGCATGGGCATCCTCAACGCGGGAGACGTTGCGTCGGAGTGGTTGGAGAAGTGGGTCATCGCCGAGGGCGGATGTATCGGTCGAAGTTACACTCGCGGCCTGCGACACGTCCACGTGGACGAGTACGATGACGCGAAGAACGCGAGCAAGTGGAACCACGAACAGTCAACCGTTCCGCAGTTCAAGATTGGCACCGGCGAAGACGTCATCCGGTACGAAAGCAAGAGAGACGCGGAGCAGGTGATCGACGACATCCAACGGACGACGAATGATTCGTGGAGCCATCTTCGCGAGTGCATGTTCGACACGATGCGCGTCAACGATATGAAGGTGTGCATCGTCGTCATCGACGACGACGGGCCGCAAGGCTTCCTCGCTCGAAAGTGAGTTCCTTGAGTGCGACCGACTTTGGTCGGTCGGTCGCTCCCGCCCTCCTTGGCTCTCCATAGCCGAGGGGGGCGGCTCTATGCGCGGAACAGACCAAGACGCCACGCACCAAGCCCGATCGCGTCAGCGATGTCGAGGCCCTTGTCCGCCGCTCGGTCGTACGCCGGGAACATCTCCGCGACCAGATCCGCACGCGCGTCCTTCGAGATGCACTTGCCTCCGAAGAGCCGCGACCATTTGGTCACCGGGATCAACTCGACCTCGCCGCGCGTCATCAAGGTCGCAGCAATCGCACCAACCGCGAGCCCGAGCGTGACCAAACCCCGCGAGTGCATTTTCCCCTGCCCGCCGGGAACTTCGACGGCAAACGCCGCGGACGCTTCGCCTATTTGGTCATTCACTCGCGAGCGTATGACTTCACCAAATCGAATCGCTCGATCGTGCGGTGCGATCTTCTTCGACTGCTTCGCTTTGACCAAATCGAAAGCGACGAGTTTTCCACCACGCCAGTACGCGATACCCGTGCAGGTGCTGCTCGGGTCGATGCTCACGAAAAAGTTCGGGGGTGCAGTTGACAAGTTGGTCTCGCCGGTTATTGTACTCGCCGCCGCTTCGCGTTCCGTTGCGGATGAACTCTAACAGGAGAAGCAAATGGACCTCGAATCCATGAACATCGGATCGCTCTGCGACACATACCTCGAAGTTCTTTCCTCGCTCGACAAGGTGCGAAGCGAAGAGAAGAAACTCAACGGCCGCAAGGCTGAACTCGCGGCCGAAGTCCTCCGACGCTGCGACTCCGAGGGCATCGACAAGTTGAACGGCACAGGCATCACGCTCTCGGTTCGCGAGAAGCCCGTGGTCAAGGTCGATGGTGACTGGAACGAGATCCTCAAGGAACTCGTCGCCAGCGATCACGGCTTCCTCGTTCAACGTCGCGTGACTGCTGGCAAACTGCAAGAGGAAATGGACGCCGGGCTGCGTATGCCCGAAGGTCTCTCCGTGGAAATGGTGCGGGAAGTCTCGCACCGACGTGGGTGAATCAAGAAAAAGGAATCACGAACATGGCAAAGAAAAACGAAGACACCGGACTCGCAACCGTGCAGGTTGGTGAAATCATGGTTCCCGACTTCCTCATGACTGAGGAGAAGGAAGGCGTGGACGACCTCGCAAAGCACCAGACGACTCCGCGACTTGCGATCGTGCAGGGGCAGAGCGACCCCGAGCGGAAGACGCAGTTCGGCGAAGGTGCCGTTGCGATCATGCCCGACGGCGTGAAGGTCGCAGCGAAGGAAGAGGAGTTCGTTGCGATCCCGTTGGTGTTCTGGCCGACGTGGGAGGTTTGGTCGGATATCAACGACCAGCAGACGCCGATGGTCACCGAGACGACGACCGACGAAGGCAGCAACATCGCCCAAAGGTGCAAGAGCCCCGACACGCGGGAAGAGCGGTACGGCGACCGCGGTGAATTCCTCCGCAGATACGTCGAATGCCTGAACTTCATCTTCCGGATTGAGACCGGCGAAGCGAAGGGGCAGATCGCGATCATCACGTTCAACGGTGGCGAGCATTACACCGGGGCGAAGTTGTGCGGGATGCTGAAGCGTCGCACGTTCTCGATCTACGCCAACCGCATCGCGTTCAAGGCGTCGCTGCGTACGCGGAACAACCGATCGTGGTACGGGCTCGACTTCAACAACCCGAGCGATGGCAACGCAACGGTGCAGTCGAAGGAAGAGTACGAGGCTCTGAAGAAGATGCACCGCGACCTCGCTGATATGGTCGGGGCGTCGAAGATCACCGTCTCGCGGGATGACGTGCCGACCTCGGCCGCGGCTCCCGTTGACATCTGATCCATTGTGGAGCATGTCGCGAGACCTGCTTCGGGGCGGGGCTGCAAGGCCCCGCCCCATTTTCATGCTCAAGGGGATGCGGTCATGATTGAACTGTTCGAACACCAGAAGCGAGGCGTCGAGATTGCGAACGAGCATCAACGCTTCGCGTTCTTTTGGTCACCGGGCACAGGGAAAACGATGGCGATGCTTTCCATCTGGAAAGAGCGTCCGATGCGCACGCTCGTCGTCGCGTCGAAGTCGATCATCGGTACGGCGTGGGCGAAGGATTCTCTGCTGCTCAAGGTTCCGCTGAAGGTCGTCCACCATGCGAACCGATCGAAGCGACTGAAACTGATCGAAGAACCGGGCGACCATGTTTTGGTCACCAACTACGAGCAGTTCCGGGCGCACGCTCCGCTGCTGCTGAAGAGTGGGGTGCAGCGCGTGATCTTCGACGAGTCGTCGAAACTCAAGAACCGAAAAGCGAAGACGTCGATCGAGGCGCACAAGTTCTGCGATGCCGTGCGAGAGGTGTACTTGCTCTCCGGGACTCCGTCGCCGAACTGCCCGACTGAGTTGTGGTCGCAGTTGCGGTGCCTCGGGATCCGCGCCTCGACCGCGTCGTTCTATTCGTGGGCGCACCGATACTTCATCCCGATCATGCAGCCGGGCCGAGGAGGCAAGCAGGTCATCGGTCGCTGGCTCCCGAAGCCTGAGATGGTCGGTCAGTTCAACGAGTCGCTCCGGCCGTGGAGCGAGGCTCTGCGGAAGGAGGACTGTCTCGACCTCCCCGAACAGGTTGACCAGATGCGAGAAGTCGAACTCTCCAAGACGGAACGAGAGCAGTATGACCAAGTGGTCGAGGAACTCGCCCTCGAAGTCAGCACCGAGGAGGGGCCGCACGAACGGGTCAAGATCTCGGTCGCCGCGGAGGCCGTCATCATGAAACTTCGTCAAGTCGTCGGGGGTGCAGTCCGCGTCGAAGGCAAGGCCGTCGAGATCGGATCTTCGAAGATCGACGCGATGCTCGAAGCCTTGGATGAAATCGGTGACGAACCGACCGTGATCTGGTGCGAGTTTCGAGCGGATATTGACCGCATCGAGAGGCTGCTTCGGGCCCGCGGGGATTCCTGCGGTATCATCGACGGACGCACGTCGCACAATGTCGCCGCGATCGTGGACGACTTCCGTGAAGGCAAGACCAACCGCATCATCGCGCACCCCAAAGCCGCGGGACACGGTACGGACGGCTTGCAGAAAGTGTGCCGCTATGCGATCTATTTTGGATTGTCGTTCTCTGCGGAAGAACACGAACAGAGCCGTGACCGATTGCATCGTTCGGGGCAGAAGTCGAACGTCACGTACGTCTACCTCATCGCGAAGAAAACAATCGACGAGTCCTTGTATTGGATCGTCAAGAAGAAACAGACCAAGCAACGCGCACTCCTTCAAGAGTTGCGGAAGGGAGTCCATGCGTGACTGAACATCCGATCGACAAGGACGTCATCGTTGAGTTCTGCGATACAATTTTTCGGCCTGAAGACTGGGTCGAACTTCGAGCCCTTCGGGGCAGGGGCGGCGGGCACACTCAGTTCGTCAAGGCGAGCGACATCGAGTCCGTGCTTGAATGGGTGCAAGCGCACAACGGTCCGTCGTGGGCTTGTTACGTCGGCCCGAATCCTCGACATTCCAAGAGCGGCAGCGGTCCAACGGGCGCGGGGACTGACCAAGACGTCGCAAACTTTCGAAGCGTGTTCGTTGACTTTGACGATGCCAATCTCGTCGAGGCCATGCGAAGAATCACCGAAGCAGGAATCGCAACGCCGACGCTCCTGATCGAAAGCGGTAGAGCGACGGGCACCCATGCGTACTGGTGTCTCCGACAACCGATCGAAGACGCTGACGAGTGGCGAGGCGTGCAGGCGTGGCTCATCCGTACGCTGTCGAGTGACAAGAGCATCAAGAACCCCGGTCGCATCATGCGACTGCCGGGAACCTTCAACCACAAACGAGGAGCAGCGTGCCGCATCGTGAAGTCGAACGTATCGTTCGACGTGTACACCGATGCAGGTGTGCAACGTGACGAAGTCGCATCGTTCGAGTTCATCGCTCCGGATGCGAACATCGCTCCCGACGACCAGCATCTCAACATGACGACGCTGAAGTTCCTGCACGAGCCCACGCCCGAGGGCGAGCGGAACAATCGACTGATCGCTGCCGCGTTGGACTTCAACGCGAACAACTACCCCGTCGAGGATGCGTTGAATCGTTTGGTCAGTCTGGCCGTCGATCGTGACGGTCTCGACCCTCGTGAAGCCGAGCGGACCGTCCGCTCCGGGTACGCCCGCCCTGCGAGCCCGACCATCCGAGCCATCGGGCCCGAGGTGTCAATGGCGGACCTGATGGCTGATCTGAACGGGGACCGAGGCGGGAGCAGTCCGGGGGAGGCCGGAGAGGGCCCTCTCCCGGACGTTCCGCCGGTTCCGGTGCCGTCGGCCCCCTCTGAGACCCCTGACCTCCCTGACCAGTCTCCGCGGCTTGACGGGCTCCCCGCTGATCCCCGAGATCGGCCCCACGTGTCGAACGTCGCGACGCGGGTGGTGATGGACAACGGCCGACGTCGAGTGGTCACTGTGTACAAGACCATCGACCAAGTGGGGCGCGATATGAGCGAGGCCCTCGGCGGGTGGCCGCGGCGGTCGAAGGCGACCGGACCATTCGCGGTGAAGCAGACCGAAGACGGCCCCGAGATTTGGTCACTTTTCGACGCGAACGATCTGTTCGCCCTGCTGCACGACCGGGCAACGGTTCGATGGGCTCGCGGCGACTGCGAAAGCGAACTCGGCGACACGCTTTCCGCGGTGACCAAAACCGAGTACTTCAAGTGGATCAAGGACAACATCACCCCCGCGTATGACTCGATCTCTGAACTGCCGCACGTGCCACCGAGGCCGGGGATCTATTACCTCCCCGTCGAACTGCCGAAGCCGACCGGGGAGAAACTGAACGAGTTCCTCGCGGCGTTGAACCCGGCGACCGAGACCGATCGAAAGTTGATCCTCGCGGCGTTGATGACTCCGGGCTGGGGAGGCCCTCCCGGTGCGCGTCCGGTGTTCGTGATCGCATCGGACCACGGGCAGGGATCCGGCAAGACCGAGACCGCGAAAGCAATCGGCCGCGTCTGGGGCGGGGCTGCTCCGCTCGACTACGAAGACAACTGGCAGTCGATCTCGAAGCGGATCATGTCTTCCGATGACTGGCTCTCGCGGGTGTTCCTGTTCGACAACGTGAAGGGCAAGTTCGGCGGCGCAGCGATCGAGGCCGCGGTGACCAGCGAGAACCTCACCGGGCACAAGTTGTTCGTCGGCACGGTCAAGCGTCCGAACGACGCCACGTTCCTCATCACGTTCAACATGCCGGAAATGACCCGCGACCTCGCGCAGCGTGCGGTGATTATCAAACTCGGTCAGCCCCGCGTCGGCGACTTCGTCGAGTGGGCGCAGGACTTCATCAACGAGAACCGGATGCAGTTGATCTCGGATCTTCTCGACTTGTTGCGTCAACCGTCGCAAGGCGTGATCGACAGGAAGCACCGCGACCGCTGGGGTGCGTGGCAGCGTGACGTCCTGTCGCGTGTGCCGGATTCGGATCCGGACAAACTCGCGGCCGACATCATCGAGCGTCGTCCTGTTGCCGATGCCGAAGCGGAAGAAGCGAGCGACATCGTGCAAGCGGTCAGCGGTTACCTGCAAGCGGAAGGTCGCAAGGTGGTCGGCGAAGCCGTGTCGGAGATCTCGTCGATGGAGATCGTGAAGGTGATGGAGGACGCGGAACTCTGGAACCCGAACGAGCAGTACAGCGCAGCGGCGAACGCTCGCAAGTGCATCTCGATCGCTCGCGGCAAGTTGCTCGGCCGCGGCGTCCTGATGCCGATCGAAGTTCCAAGTGCAAACGGCAACCGACCGAAGCGGGTGCGGGTGGATACGACCGGCCGCCCGACCCGGCACCGCAGCGGGAAGCAGTCGATCGTCTACGGCTGGGTCTGGGAGAAGGCTTCGCAGATCTACAACGACGACTTCGATGCTGAAGAGCCCACCACCGAGATCCCGTTCTGAAAAAAGTTTCGCCCCTCCCGACACCGGGAGGGGCTCTTTTTGACCAAATGAGCAATTAGTCGATCAAGGCAGTTGACCAAGTGGTCAAGTGCGGTCATACTTCACACATCAAAGCAACGAGCCACGCGGCTCACAACCTCAAGGAACCGACCAATGAACAACGCAACCAACAACAACAAGAACCTGACCGAGACCGAGATCGCCGCCCGCCTCACCGACGAGAACGGCAACCGACTCCCCGGCAAAGAATGGCTCAACGCCTGCCTCGAACTCGGACTCTTCGACGACGTCGCCCCGACCGAAGAAGTCGCCCACGACATCATGTTCTGAACCACGACCACCACGACCAACCTCGAACTCAAGGAACCCAGCCATGACCAACGCAACCAACAACGCAATCACCGCTCGCTCGTTCGACCTGCCCACCATCCTCGACATCGCGAAGGTCGGGCACCGCGTCCGCTCCTTTGACTGGAAGGGATCCGCGGACTGCATGGAGGGCGTCGTCACCGACGTCGCTGACCTCGGCTCGGGTTGCTTCAAGTACACCATCGACGTCGATGCGATCTTCGAGTCAGAGTTCTCCGGTGGCGACGCGACGATCCGTCACTACGAGAACACGCGACGGACCGTCACTCGATTCGTGCAGCCTTGGAGCAAGTTGTCCTCGGACTTCCACAACGTCACCGCGGGCGTTCCCGTCACTGTCACCGAAGCCTGAACCCAAGGGGGGCGGGCACGTCCCCCGCCCCCACCACACACCCCCCCCCCACAGAAACAACCACAGACCCCACCCCCCAACCCACCCAACCC